GAGTATATAAACGGTGAAAGTTTATACGAATGGGTAAAGGAACCTAATACTTTAAGAGATACACTTGTATGGAAGATACTCATATTTCAAATAATTTATACACTGTACATTTTTCAAGACAAGTACAAATTGATGCATAATGATTTTCATTATGGGAATGTACTTATAGATACACAAAAATACGACGATGACTATTTTGTATACACATTGGATAACACTGTTTATTATACAAAAAACACTGGAAACATGATTAAAATATGGGACTTTGAGTTTACACAATCGTTTTCGAAGGAATTATTTATTGACAACAGTCTAGTATCAGAAGATACTAAAAATACCCCAAACAAATTCAACAAGGTCTACGATTTACACTTTTTCTTAACCAACTTGTTAGAAATCAATATACCAGATGAAATACACGACTGGATAATAAATTTATACCCTATAGATGTTATCTCTGATAGTATTTTACCAGATAACTCTACGACAAATACAGTCACGTACAGTTCCTCTACCGAATACTCGACATCTACCTCTACCGAGTCTGATTACACTTCTACTTCTACTTCAGACTACACTTCTACTTCTAACTCTGACTCTACGTCTGACTCTACGTCTGACTCTGACTCTACTTCTGACTCTGACTCTAGTGAATACGAGGAAGAACACCTGCTTGGTATGAGATTAAAGAATGGTGTAGAAGACATTTTTAAATTACCTACTCCTGAATTACTATTGAAGGATCCGTTTTTTGATGAATTGAAAGTGAGGCCTAATAGTCTTGGCAAGTGTCATCATTTTAAATACATTAGTGCAAAATCATAAATAATTATGTTATCGTATACCATACAAATAATGAATGATGCAAATATGACAACGTTGATAGAACATCTTGATACGTTAGAAGGAGGGAACAAAGTTGTTGAAAGAAGCACAGATGTAAAAGGAGAAGGGAAAGGTGCAAGTACGAGTACGAGTGTAAGTAGAAGCGTAATCAATGAAACAAATGTCATATTCTTTATACTGGTTGCTATAACTCTTTATCCAGGTACTATAGGTATGATGGAGAATATCCAAATCATCAGAACTCTTTCCAGATCACCATTGTTTTTTCTAGTTCAGACACTTGCTATAGTTGTATTATGGATAGTGATATCTAGATTGTACCATGAAGAATGAACTTGTTTAGTATGTATAACGACTAATTTGGCAAAAGTATTTAAAGCTTTAAATTTTTTATAGGTGTACAGTATAATTGATATGAAACTTGTTCTATTTGTAATAATAACGTGTATACTGTCAAGTATTTCAAATCTTATAGCTTACCATATGTGCGGAGAAGAGAATTTGTATTGTAGTACAAGGATGATAGCCAATGTATCTAATTGTGTATTATTATTATTAGTTATACTAGCTATTGTTAAAATTGACCCAACTGGGTTGATAGAGTATTGATTGTTCAGAGCAATGATTTTATTTTAAAATTTTAACTATACATTATAGTTAAATTAAGAATACACTAGAATGAGTGTGAGAGCGAGTGTAGGAATGAGGATTAGCACGATTCGGATCTTTAATACCAGTATCGCACGTATCGCCCGTATGTCACTATATGTTTTAATCCAAAGATATATATACGACATTGCATTTTCGAAATTTTGCGATCAACACAAGGAAGAGATTTCAAAGATTATGATACTCAAATACGGTATAAAATGCAATTCTTTAGATGGCCCCGAAAAATACTCACAATGCTTATCTGACTTTATAGAAAACTGTCGTTTAGAATACTATAATTAATTTTTCAAGCTGTATCATAGAGCACAAGGTATGGAGTTGCAAGTTGGGGATAAAATTAACGAGTATCTAATTATAAAATTCCTTGGATGTGGCTCATTTGGTAATGTTTATGAAGCAGTGAATAGAAAGGGGAGACATTGCGCTTTAAAAGTACCTATAAAATCAAAAGGAGAATCTGGTCAAGCAAGTATTATACACGAGTACAGTATCTATTCTAAATTAGGAAAGGAGATAATGAATGCCAAGTTGATAAAGCATGATGATATGAAAATACTTGTAATGGATTTACTAGGGCCGTCTATAGATAATTTTGTTTCAAAGTACAAGAGATTCGATCTGAAGACGACTATATTAATCACAATCCAGTTACTTGAAAGTATCAAGTACATTCATAATAGAGGATATATCCACAGAGACATCAAGCCTAAAAATATAGTCATAAATTCTAGTGACCCTAGTAAGATATCCGTTATAGATTTTGGGTTATCTATAAAATTTACCAAGGACAATCATCATATACCTTGTAAGAAAACCAAAGTGTTTTGTGGAACAGAGAGATATGCGAGTATAGCGGCACACACCCGTTATACACAATCAAGAAAAGATGATTTAGAGTCTATACTATACACTATTATTTATTTATACAAGGGAAGATTGCCTTGGCAAGGTATTAAAAATTCAAATAAATCAGAGAGGTTAAAGTGTGTCTTGAAGAAAAAACAAGAAATTGATATATCAAAGTTGTGCAAGGGAATGCCTAGAGAGTTTGAAGTGTTTGGCAAATACATCAATAGTATAGAATTTGATGAAAAACCCCATTATACATCAATGATACGTATGTTTTATAATTTATACGAAAATCTTGGATACACTGACAAGAATGTACAATGGATAAAAAAATGAAAGATTAATCCATACCATAGTACATAATGCCCTTTTGGTCAGATTTACCACCAGGATTAGAAAGAAGGTTGGCATATGCCAGATATAATCAAGCTAATAGATTCGGGGAAAGTAACGGTAATGAAAATGATAACAGTATAGGTGGCGAGGGCGAAGATGAAAATATTTGGTTATTATCTGGAGCCTATGAACCGTTATCAAGAACAATGGATGGCTATATAAGAAACATTTACAATGATATACTAGACGTGTATCAGCCAATAAGTCATTATGCCAACTTTGTCAACGAGTATTATTCGTCAAGTAATCTTTCAGGATCACATAGAGTGTCACATAATACCAGTGTTATCATTGATGAAATTCAGGTAGAAGACACTGATCAAAGTAACAATCCAGAAGATCCGATGAATGATTACGAGTCTCTTGTAAATTTAGAAAATGTACAAAAGTCTGTTTTGATAAGCCCTAGCTTACCGGAATGCTCTGATGTAAAAATATTTAGATGCTCAGAAGATTATACAGTATGTGTTGTGTGTCAAGAATACCTAATATTTAATGATATTATCAGGACCATGAATTGTTCTCATAAATTTCACATAGATTGCATAGATAAATGGTTTACACATAGTCACGAATGCCCGATCTGTAAAAAGAATTTCTTGTCATAAATAAATGAAAACAGCCACGGATTTGGATAATTACATGACATCCGTGGAACTGATGTATCCAAAATTTAAATTTCTAGGAGTATATCCATGTGATTTTTACAGTAACGGTACTCTACATGGATTACATAAAAAGACTTTTATTTATAACAAGCTCGCCATCATTTTAAATACAGGTAGAGAGTATACACTAGGTGAACACTGGGTAGGGCTCTGCTTTGATACTATCAAACAAGAGATATTCTACTATGATTCTGGAGGAAGCCCACCAACACAATGTATACAAATTTATATAAACAGGTTACTAAACTCTGATTTTAGCGATTACAAATTTGGTTACAACACAATTGTCGACCAAACAAGTAAAGAAGGTTGTGGTATATACACTGTCAATTATATACAAAATTGGTTAAAAGTCGCTTTCAAATGATATTTCTCTATCTGAACTGGTTGTACCTACATTTGCTCTCGAGTATTCTGTTACATTCAGTTCAAAAAAGTTTTCCTTTGTACCTAAACTAATCAGTTCCATAAATGAAAAGGGGTTTTGTGTATTGTACAACTTGGGATATCCTAGTAATACAAGCCATCTATCTGCAACGTATTCTATGTATTCATTCATTAGTTTACAATTCATACCTATAAGAGATACAGGTAATGATTCTGTTACAAATTCCTTTTCTATATCAACTGATTCTTTGAAAATAGCATGCACAATTGATACTGGTAGAATTTTTCCATTTAACCTGTATAATTCAATTGCAAATTCTGCATGTAAGTTTTCATCTCTACTGATAAACTGGTTGGCTGTTGATAATCCAGGCATCAAACCCCTATTTTTCAACCAGTAAATTGCACAAAAGGACCCAGAGAAAAAGATGCCTTCTACACAAATAAATGCAAGCAGGCGTTGCTCAAATGACACTGTGTTGGTGTTATCATTTTCGTTCACAATTTTCTTCATCGATTCAATCAAGTTTGAATCACATTCGCCACCTTTTTCTAAAATCTCTTTTATTATACGACAAGACTCTTTGTGGCGTTCTTGGACAGTGTTGTCAGATCTGGTTATCCATTTAATAGCCCAGTCTGCTTTCTTTTTGATTGCAGGAATAGTCTCTATTGCATTAAAAAGCTTATCCTTTTCAATAGTGTCAGTAATGTATGTATCAATCAATACAGAATATTGTTCACTATGAATACTTTCCATCATCATCTGAACAGTGTAAAAACTGCGCGCTTCAGAAATTTCGACATCGTTGTAAAAGTTTACAACGAGATTTTCATTGACGATACCGTCACTAGCTGCAAAGAATGCAAGGACATTCTTGATGAAATATCTTTCATTTTCATTCAACTTTTTATTCCAATCAACCAAGTCATCAGTTAAACGGACCTCTTCTACGGTCCAAAAGGTTGCTTCGTGTTTTTTGTAAAAATCCCATAAAGTCTTGTATTCAATTGGAAACATAGTATACTTGTTATTTGCAGACTTTAATAGAGACATCTTGGTGAATGATATATTATAAAGATTTCAATTTTTTTTTATCTTCCAACATTACTCAACCTAGAGAGATAATAAACAATGGATATAACTGACCTAAAATAAATTTAACCAAGTAACAAATGAATGCTACTTGGTTAAATTTTAGAAATACTTACTTTACCTATACCTACACCTACACAACTTCCTGTTCAGACTTTTTACGTCTAGTAGCAACTTTCTTGGCTGGAACTACTACTTGGACCGGGACTACTTTTTCTTCCTCTTCTTCCTCCTCGTGTTCTGGTTCAGGTTCTTTAATAGTCAAATTTTTCAATTCATCACACTCTTCCGAATCATCTACTTGACCATTTGGGTCAGAAACTGGATGTGTGTTATCAACTGAATCATTTTGTTCCTCTTCGCCTTCTTCAACTTCTTCAACTTCTTCGTCACTGTCTTCAATAGCATAACTAGTAATACGCTCTTCATTCTTGAATACCTTGAATTGTACCAGCTTCCATTTAGTAGATACCTTTGCAGCAATAGTAATATATACTAATTCTACAACACAAATAATATGACTACCTTTAGGAATGACTTGGTCATAATTACTCTCATTGAATTCCAATTGATTCTTGTTTGTATCAAAAGCCAAAACAGGAGAGTTGAATTTTTTACTACTAACAAATCTACCAGTGAAATTATCATCGCCTGTACGCTCCCTATCGATCTTGATTTTCATTCTATCAGGGTAGTCAACACGGTTATGGTCCTTATCATAAGCCAATCTAACAACTGGGCTATAAAAAGCATCTTCAACTGTTTCCATACTAACCTTGGATTTACCAAGCCAGTCTTTAGGATTTTGCAAAATCTTATTTTTAACAATTTCATCATATTGCTTCATCTTTTCATGAAATAATTGAATATCTGGTGAATCACCACCAAAAGACAATTCAAGCTCGAACGCGTCACTCTTGTTATCAAGTGCATCCTTTTGTCTCCATCGATTAGCACCACTTGGAAGATACATTTTAGGGGTTTGAATAAGAATTTTTTTACCGTTATTGTTTACAAATACCATTTTACGACCTTGTGAATTAGTTTTTACATCAGAAAAAGTAAGGTTAGATACATCGAGATTTTCAGCTTTAGTGATAGACATATTATTTGCTCAGTTAGTTGTGTTTTGGATAAAAATAGAGTGTTTGTGAAAAATTCATTTTTTTCTAAACTCGTTCTAATGTATTTAAAGGTATATAACTGTATATTATTAATGCCAACAGCACTTGTTATTGGAGCAAATGGTCAAGATTCAAGTTACTGCATCGAATTGTTATTGTCAAAAGGATATATTGTCCATGGTATTATAAGACGTTCGTCTGTTTTTACAACAAAACGTATAGAACATGTATTTGATAAAATCAATCTTCATTATGGAGACCTCACTGATGCCATTTCTACATTCAATATTATAAAGAATACCAAACCAGATGAAATCTATAATTTTGCCGCCCAGAGTCATGTAAAAGTGAGCTCTGAAGTAGAGAATTACACAATACAAGCAAATACAATTGGTATACTAAACATTTTACAAAGTGTAAAAACTCTAGGC